CACGAACGATGTCGCTGAAGGTTTCAGTTGAGCGAACAACTTCTGTTTTCGCGATGTGCGAAGCAGTAGCTGTTGAGGACATGTGACCCGCAAGAATTGCGTTTTCAGTGCCATCAGTTGCTAGACCTGTGAGTGTTATTTGGTCGGTGCCGCCTGTAGAAACAAGAGCAGTTGACTTATAGCACTGGAAGCCAGCAATGTTGCCCAGCGATACAAGGCCGTTACGCAGAGGTGAAGTTGCATCGCCAGTAACCTGTACTTCTGCAAACTTCGAACCTGCTGAAAACAGGTGCTTGTAAAAAGCTGGAGGAGCAACAAACCAACGGTTCTCTTCCGGAACTGATTGTTCGTCCAAAGCCTGTGCCATGATAAGCATGGTATTGATTGCTAAATCACCGGGAGTAGAGTTACCACCGATATCCAGAGCAGAACCAAGTGTACCGATACCACTAACTTGAGAAGTAGCAGCACCTGATTCGCCTGTCAGGCCAGCGTTAGTTGCTATTGAGTCCAGAACGTTAGCGTCGTACTTACGCTTCAGGGAATATGCACCTGAAGAAGTCGCAAGAGCTTCGAAGTTAACGTGTGACTGACGCTCTTCAATGTCGTCAATCTTGAACGCAAAAGCGTTTGCTTGGTCAACAACCATTGTGATTTGGTCATCAGCTAAGTCTTGTGGGTTAACCACTGAACCACGTGAGTACGCAGATACGGTGATTGTTGGTTCTTTAATGATACGAACTGTATCGCCAAAGTTCTCAATTTCGCCAGCATAGTCGGTGTTGGTAATGTCTTCCGCAACCGAAGCGCGACGAAAGAATTTGAGAACCTTTTGGCTGAAAATTTCTGGTGTAAAGTTACCAGAAGGCAGGTTATTATAACCTGATGCGCTATCAAAAGCCATTGGTCTTTTCCTTCTTTGTTTGAGGTTAGTTTAAGAGTTGAAGTCGATTCGCCCTTCAGACCTTGCAGAGTCCAGTTCGCTTTCTAACTTTTCGAACTCGTGGGGTTTCATCTTGGCGATTTGCGAAGCTTTCCAGATACGTTTATTCCCATCGTTTTCAGACGTTATGTCCCTTGCTCTAGGAGCCGACACTGCTGCTGCAGGATCGTTCGTACTGGTCTTCTTCTTTTTTGTAGTAATTCCTGCATCTACTTTGTACAGATCAATTACTCGCGCAGCCCATTTAACATCCGTATTATTTTTGTAAATTCCATCAGAGATGTTTTTTGGTTGCTCTTCAAGCCACGCTAAGAACTTGTCACTTTTTCTAAGATCATCAAAGTCTGAGTGCATGTTCTTTAATTCACGATACGCATTTTGAACCTCAAGATTCTTTTCCTTTTCACGAAGGGATTCAATCTCCTTTTGTAACTCGGTAGTTCTTTCACTAGCTTGCATTGCTGCAACAGTTTCTACAACTCCGTATACGTCGGGATATTGTTCCTTAAATTGGTCCAACTCTTCGGCAGTTTTTGGTAAACGAACGTTGTTTTCTTGTAGTTTTTGAGTCGCTCGTTCCTCTAATTCTGCTTCTTTTTTCTGAAACTCTTTTAGTTTGTCATCGTAATGACGTTTTAGATCATCATACCGTTTTTTGTAATCGTGATCTGGAGCAGCTTCAGTTTTTGTCGTAGCAAAGCTTTCGTTGGTCTCTTGTTCGTCTGTTGAACTAGCTTCAGTTGTCTCTACATCTTGAGGGGTATCGTCATCGTCATCGTAAACGTCTTTTCGATAGTTGCCTCTGTAAAGGCTGTCACTGTTAATAGTTCCAAAGGAATCATTAGGTTTATTTGCGCGATGACCGCGAACTTTTTTTTGGGTTGCCATTTTATTTACCTCATATTACGGGGCCACATGGCTGTGGGTAGCCGCTTCGGTTGTGTCAGGGCCGCTAGGCGGGTAGCTGACGAATTACTATAGACCCGACATAACTTTCTGTGCGTACGTCTGACCTTCTCCGTACGAGGATAAGGCAGATTCAAGAGAGTCGTGATCTTGTAATTTTTGACGAAGAACAAGATTAGACACGTTGTCGTAATGCTGTTCGTGCATCTCAACAGGTACAACTCCTACGCCGTAGCTATTAAGTTTGTTCTTCAATTCTTTTGATGTGGCTTGTTTTTTTCCGTCACGGTATATACTACCGTACTTTTCCACATTAACTTTGTCGTCGCCCTGTTGAATAAGGGTATCAATGTACTCTTTTTCGTCAGGCTTTAAAAACTTGTAATCAGGACTGCGTTCTTTAAAGTCCTTTAGGGTTGATGCTGTTATCTGCATTGGCCCGAAAGCGGAGGATGCCGCGCCTTTTCTACGAACGCCAGTAAATATGTAAGGGTTATCTTCGTAGCCTTTTATTTCTACGTCTTGGATTGCGTTTTTAATATCACCAAAACGATAATCAAAAAACGTATCATCTAGTAAAGTAGGTAAGGGTGTATCGGGAATACCTTGCTGATAGATAAATCCTTGCTCATTTCTTGGAATATCTCCTAGTGATACGTCAATGTTTTGCCGAACACCCGGTAATAATCCGCCTGTTGTTACAAGATCTCCCATTGCAAAACCTTGTTCGTTTCCATCTTTAGCTTCGGCTTGACGACGAGCAACTTCGTCTTTTCCACGATTGTTGATTTTGCGAAGTCTATCGTATCCAATAACACCTGCTAATTCAGGAGGGACAACTACTTCACCACTAGAAATAAGAATGTCAACTTCTTCTTCTGTTAGTATTTTAGGGCTGATAGAAGTTTTGTCAACCGTTTTTCCAAGATCAAGGTAAGCTTCCATCAACATTTTTTTAATATCTTGACTTCCTGCAACCTCTACAGCCGGAGCATTGATAATAAAAGATCCTTCTGGAACACTAATAGGTTTGTCGTCGGCTACTGTTTTTTCAGGGCTAAAGTTTTCTGGTTCGCCATCGATAAATCCAGCGGGAGCAGATAGTCCGGATTGCTGTTGGGCTACGGCCTGTTCCGCTTGTGGCAGACCTCCTGCAGCAAAACCTCCTGTTGGACCAAAAGACTGCCCTTTACCGCCGCCTTCTTTTCCTATTCCGCTGCCCTGCCCCTGACCATCAAAGCCGCTTGATCTTCCGGCTTCACTCATTGTTTTACCAAATGATTTCGTAGCAGTACCGTATTCTTCAGGACTGGCTGCGGTTCTTTCAACACCAACCCGTGCTTCTGTGTACCGTCCTCCAAATTTAGTCGGGTCTCCCTGTTGCTCTGCGTAGTTATTAACAAAATTGTTTATGTCTTGATATCTGTATCCTTGATCTTCAAGAGCCTTGATGTTTCCAGACAGCTTACCGTCTACAAGAGCTACAGTCATTCCGTTTAAAGTAAAAACACCGTTACCTTTTTCTCCCATCGCAGCATTTAATGCAGCAGTTTCTATTTTGTTTTGCATCATTCCTGCTCCCAAACCCATAAACGGAGAAAGCATTCCCGCTCCAAGAAGACCTACGTTAGGTGCAGTAGCTCTAACTTGTCCTGTAGCTTTGTTGTAAGTTGGAGTCATACCAAAGACTTTTGAACCAAATAGCTCTGGGTATGTAGAGGGTTTCGTTATTGAAGCACTGCTATACCCTTGTGCTTCCTGTAGCTGATCAAGAGTTGCAGGAACAACAGGGCCTATTGTAAGCCCCCCATCTTGACTTGTAAATGTTTGTGATCCGGGAAATGTTTCAGTTTCCGATGATATAATAGTTCCGGGAGATGTGATGTCTCTACCATCGCCAGCATTGGTAGATTCTACTGTCATTGCTGGAGGAGGAGGAGGCAAGGGAAAGGAGGTTTGAACAAATTGTTTTGGTCGAGGGGCCATCGGTACAAAAGGTGCAGCGTATCCCAGTACTGAACCAAAGTTAGTTCCGGCATAATAACCAGCAGCTTTTCCTGCTGTTCCGTACATCATATTGTACAAGTAGTTACTCATTGTTTTCCCTTGTGGACATTGTCGCGTTAAAGTCGTCTTTTAAACCTTTAAGATTCTCCAGTGAAGTTATCTTCCCCTGCAACCGGAACACTTCCAGTTCCGATTGTGCCGCCACCAACCCCCGAAGCGTCATTTGGATCTGCTCCCGAAGGTACTCCTCCAGACTGTCCCATGCCTCCTTGTTGGTCACCAGTGGGCTGACCTTGCTGGCTTGCTTCCTGTTGAGCATTCGCTAATCCTTTCAACATTTCTGCAAAAATTTGTGCTTCGTTAATGTCGTTGACCAAACTGTCCGGATCAATGTCCTGTGCTATTGCAAGTTCACGCATTAGGTTTGGTATCTTGATAAACGGGGCTAACATGGGGTTGCTGACTGTTTGCAACAGGGTGGTAAGTCGCTGGGTACGTACCTCTTTTTGCATTACTGCTGCAACGCCACGAGGTTTGATCTCCAGATCGCCTTCTATTTCAGGTGCGTCTTTGTTAAACTGCATGTTCCATTGAAATAAGGATTCACCAAGAGGCTTTAAAAGGTGATCATCAATGTTTTTAATAACGGTTTTAAGAGACAAGCTTGCTCCACCAAGAAGCATTGATAGACCTGATGCAGTACGTCCCGTTCCGCTAACACCTGTTTGCCCGTGCATAATTGATGGCAGCCCTGTTTCTTCGTCTGCCAGTTGACGACTGATCTGATACATTTGGATGTTTTCAGGGGCTGTATTAGGAAACTTGAGACCGTTGATTGCTGTGCCTGTGACTCCTGACTGGCGTCTAAAGATCTTACCCGGAAAGATATCCATATTTTGACCGGGTACAAGACTAGCTTCGTCAACATCAAACACTAAATTACCTGCAAGAGCAAGGTTGTCAATTGCCATCCGAACGTGACCATTCATTAGCATCTGTGCATCTTCCATATTCTCTGCTACACCAACGCCCCATATTTGATAGGGGTTGATTTCGTAGGGAAACACTTGATAAGGAATACGATACGGTGTAAATGGATTTATGACACATCTAAGAACCTCTGTGCCACAGACCCATACGTTTACCTGAACCTGATCAAGTTCGTTAATATCATCGGCAATGTCCATGCCAACTTCTTTAGCAAACTTTGCATCAAGAACACCCCAATACTCAAGCACCTCAAATCGGTTATCTTGATAGTAGGCTTCTGTTTCGTCTTCGCGAATAGTGTCTTCGTAGTACTTATCTTCGTAGTTTGACCCTTTGGGAATTACATTTTCAATTGCTTCTTTGTAAAAGTACGGATGACTAAGAAGATTACGAAGCTGCTGACGGTTCATACGATGACGTTCAATAACGTACTCGCAGTCTTCTATACACGTTGCAGATGGATCAGGGTGAAAATCCCACAGTGAAACATGTTCTATACGCGGCACTGTTTTTTCGTACGGGGCGTATTGTCTTCCCTGTTCTGTGGTTTCCCACTTATGAATTCGCTTATAATAATTAAACGGTCCTTTAACTACTCCTGAACCAAGCAAAGCAGATTCAAAAATAGCATTTCGCAAAACGTTAACCGCGCTACTGTCAAGTAGTTGATCGTGAATCTGCTTTTCCATATTTCTTGCAGCAGTTTGAGCAGGATTAATCTGCGGCTCTCCCATAAGAGAAGGGCCTTCTGCAAGTGGCATACCTTGATATCGCTGCTTTAGACCCCCAAGAAAGTCAAGAGGAGTAGCTTCTGTTGCACCCGGTGGTAGTTGTCTACCATCTCCAGAAAAACCGTACATGTCCATCTCGCTTTGATTTACGAGATCATCAGCAGGGGTACGAAGATGTGCAAACTCGGCTATGCCTTCTGGAACAGGAGTAGATTCAACAACAAGAGGAAACTTTTTGTTAGAAAACAAAATGTCTACAATTTGCCCGTATGCAGCAAGTACTTTAGTTTTGGTAATTTTAATAAATACTTTTGATCGCTCAGATTCACGGTACTGGGTTGTAGAATCATAGATGCCACGAAAGTTTTTGTACGCCTTTAACCAACGCTGTTCATATGCGTAGCGTCCGTTTTCAGCATCATCAAACTTCTTTTTAATGTACTCAGCTAAAGCTGGCATACTTTCGCTGGGTTCGTAAACCACAACAGGAGTATCATCTGCTGGTTCTAAAAAATTATCAGACATCGTATGCTTTCACAGTTTAAAAATTAATAGTCGCGTTCTTCAGCCATTTTCATGACAGACGGATCTACAGCTTGTTTTGTCATCTTTTTTGGCATGTCTTCTGTTAAAGCGGCAGTCTTAGCGCGAGTATCAAACTCAAGACCTTCGCGATACAGCTTTGACTCACCCATGTTTGCATCAACAGTTGTTTTATCAGCATTCATAATGTAAGCTGCGCCGTAATTATAATTATTATTTGGCATTGTATTGCTCCCTAAAATAGGTTGTTAGTTAAAACTAAATCCCCCGCCTGTGCCTAACAATCCTTGCACTTGTTGTTGGATTGTTTGACCTTTGGGGTAATCCGGTTGTGGGCTTTCCATCATTTCCTGCATTTGGCTGCCCAACGCTCCAAATGCTTGTTCTCCTAGCTCTTGATCACTAGGAGAAATTGGTAGAAAAGTTTCTGCTGCGCCTCTGAATAAAGCTTCTTCCATAGAAGCTCCTTCGGCACGTGCTGCCTGTGCTTCCATCACGCCACCAACAATTGGAAGTTGTTTAAAAGCAGCAGCTCCTGCAGTGGCTAAACCAATACCAAGTTTGGTTGGTTTGCCAATATCGATAAACTGTTGAAGTAAGGATTTACCACTTTCAACCTTAATGTCTCTTTTAGCGACTCGCTGCGCTTCGGTCTTTGCTGCTTTAACTGCAGCTTCTTGTTGTGCGCGAAAAATATCGATCTCTGCTTGAACGGCAATACCTTGTTTTACAACTTCGGGATCAATATTGGCAAGTTGAGCGTACTTTTCGGCTTCATCTACCGTACCCGCTGCTATAAGTTTTTTAAACTCTTGATCTCCTAATGCTGCCCGTTGTTCTTCGGACATGGCACTGTAGATGTTGAATCCTGCCATTCCCTGTCCAGCAAAACCTGTCGAAGCAAATTGGGTTGGATCCGAAAGAAGAAGAGGAATGTCTTTTGTAGGGCGGGATCCTGCGTAGTTTGTCGCAAGAACAGATGTATCTTTGTGACCCATCGCACCCTGTACAATTTCAGCAGGAACGTTGTATTCGTCAAGAAGGTACTTTGGTACGATAGAGCGAATAACAGATTTTGTCGTAACAGGTTTTTGTTCGAGTGTTACAGAACCGTCCGGTCCAATAACTTTTACATCCGCTAGGGGAAGCACGTCACTGAAGGGTTCAAGATTTGGAGAAATATACTTGTTAAATGCAGAATCAAGTTCAGACTCCGTCACATTAAACACCATGTCTGTTGTTGACGTGTTGTAACTGTTAATAATTGCCCGTCCTTCGGGGCTGTCAACGGAAAAGGTCAGTTCGGGGCGAAACTTTTTATCCTTTGTTCCTTTTGGAGGTTTCTTGCCTTTGATCGTGACTTCCGTGTCGGTGATCTTGACTTCACTTTTTTTGAGGTTTACAAGTTGAGCAGGACGAGTTGCTGTTGACTTGTGATACAGCATCAAGTCAGCAACGGGTTGACCAAACTCGTCAGCAATCTTGGGAAGATTGGTGCTGTAAATAGTGTCAAGGTCGGCTTTGGAAAGCAAACCCTGCATAGGACGCTCTTGAGCAAGACCTGTACGCTGTGTGCCACCTAGCCCAAACTTTTTAGCCAGACCTTCGCCACCTGCAAGAAGAGGGTATCGTAATTGTTCTAAGCCATCTTCGGCGGGTTCAAGAATTGTCCGAAGATTATACTTTGTCATTACAGGGTCAAGAGCCGTCTCAAGAGCCTGAAGGTTGCTAAAGCGGTTTGACTTGTCAGGGCTAAGTTCTCGATTGAACAATCCCAAGTTTGCTGTGTCCTTGAGATCTGAATAGGGCATGTTTATATCCAAGCCCATATTCTTAAAGCCGGATCGAAGTGCCTTAATTCGGCTACGTGCGCTTTCTGTTGGGTTGCCGTACATTAAAGCATACGAGATTGCTTCTTCTACGGTGAGAGTACCCGCTTGTGCCTTTTTACCAAATTCTATTGCATCGATAGCCATTAGTAACCAAACGTTTCATCTTGGACTTGGTACACGTGGTTTTTGATTGCACCAAGTTGTTTGTGGATAGATGCGTACCCAGTGGTACGTGTCATTAACATGTAGCGAAGAGCATCATATGCGTGATCTTCAGACTTTGTATCAACATCTTCGCTGTTGCTTTTAGATAGCGGAATACCTGCCATTTGTTTAATAATATTTTGGCATTTAGAAAAAATTCGTAAACGAGGCTCGTTTGTATACGGATCGTTTGCAAGGCGACGGTGTATTTCCATCTTACCTTGTAGTCTGTTACGATCAGAGGGTGTCCATCGTACACCTGACCTCATCATTGTTTCTGCAATTGACGGACCAAACCCTGTCTTGTTCCAACACGAGGAATCAAGTACAGTGTAGTGGGGTAAAGGGTCGAGCTGCTCCACTTCCATTATTTTATCAGCAAGTTGTTCCGCTGTCAAGTGCTTTACGTACAGCTCACGATATATCCAAATATTGTTGTCCCAATCAATAGCACCCCATAGCACACAGGAGGGACTGGCATATCCGTAGTCTGCTGCTCGTATGCGAGGCCAGTTTGTTGGAAGCTCAAATGGTTCAACAACATGCTTACTGCGTGAAAATTCTGGGAAGGCTGCTCCCTCTGCCACATCCCAATCCCCGTCAAGAAGCCTCTTTCGTTCAACTTCTGGGAGCGACCTTAACATGGCCTCGTATTGACCGTCTGCCATAAGGAAGGGATTGTCGGTTAACCGTGCGGGAACAAATTTGCGAAAGAACAACGGTTGACCTGCTTTTTCGTGACCATTAGGCCACACAAAAGGTTTTTCAGTATCTATATCGAATGCGGGGAACTTTTTGTTGGGTTCGATATCGTCAATGTAGGTCTTTTTTACCCACCACCCTCCGACACCGCCGGGGTTGGCTGTGCAACGCATGTACAGGTGTTTCTGTAGCTCTGGGTCTGTTGCACGAAGTCTTGATCGCAAATAATCCCACACGTAGGGCGTGGGGTATTGGGTTATTTCGTCGATACCAATCCAGTTGAAGGCTTGACCTTGAAAACGGGTAACGTCTTTGTCTTTGTCAAGGTAGGTAAACCAAATTGTTGCGCCTGATGGGAAGTGCCACGTAGATTTTGATTCACGAAACTTTGCACCGGGAAAAGCTTTCGGGTATAACTGCCTAGATTTGTCAATTAGTTCGGTAAGCTCATCCAAAGTACGCCTAAGAAGAAGCCCACGATGATTGGGGTTATGACAATAACGTAGGGGATCAGCAAGTAAAGCAAACGATTTACCGCCCCCTGCGGCTCCTCCGTATAAAACGTCTCGTTCGCTTGCACTAAGGAAATCTTCTTGGGGACCGGGGTTGGGTTTGAATACGACATCACTTTCGCCAACGAGATCTTGGACAACAGGCGGAAGAACATCGAGGTCTTGTTGGTCGATGACGCGAGTTTTTGTTCCGTTGAGGGCATTTTCTACTCGTTTGGCTGATTGTTCGATTTTTCTAGCGTAGTGTCTTTTGTCTTCTGCTAATTTAGTTGTTTTAACAGCTCGTTTCTTTGCAAGACGTACCCGTTTTTGAGTTTCACGCCTTGCTCTCTCCGCACGAGATATGTTGTACGAGGCTTTGGGGGCGTTGGGATCTTTTTTTGGTCTGCCGCGACGCTTTGGCTGGGTATCGTCAGCCATCAATAATTACTCCGCTGTCAGTGTCGTTGCTATCTTTGGGTGGCAACAGGACAACACCGTGTACTGCTTGAACGTTGTGATTGATTGTTTCTTGCTTTGCGAGGCCAACCCTGTTTAAAAGCGATTCTGCGGCTCTGAAGCGCAGTTCGTCTCCTCTTTCGGGTAGAGGGTTATCAATTGTGTTAACAAGGCGTGTAGCGGCTCTGAGAGCGTTTGTAGCAAGAAGGGACTTTGTGCGTTCAACAATCTCATCAGACAGCGTATCTTTAAGCCACGCGACTGATCCTCGCGAGTATCCGGCATCTAGAGCAGCAGCAGTTACATTTCCCCCGTTTTCAAATAGAATTGAAAGGAATTGTTGCTGTTGATCTGTTAGTTGGCGGGTCTTTTTTTGCTGGGGTAACAGATTCATGGTTATATCAGGGGCTGTTTTTCACATTTGTAGCTCTGTACTTGCCACAAAGGGGTTGTTACACTAACAATAATACCTATTTCATTGGCACGTTGTACACACTCTTCGACTGTCGAGTACAAATTAACTGTGTCTTCTCCAACAATACAGTTGTCAGGTGTAACAAGCGAACAAACCAGCACGTATACTTTCAACATTGGTTGCTCCGAGTGGTAAAGTTGCAGATTTTAGCCGTGTCAACCCTTTTTTGTTAAGTTATATGTGGGAATGTGCGGTTGTGTGCTAATAAGTTTTGCAACTTTGTATCCTTATTGTATGTTTTTAGACAGGTTTTGTCAACCCCTGTTCGGTATCAACGGTATTTTTTGTAAAAAAATAATTTTTAGGTGGGGTGTTTTGCTATTTTGTTGTTGACAAACGGGTACCCCGCCTATACAATAGAGCATACCCTGCCGGGATATATACCCTATTTCCCCTTTTCCCTACATAACCTGTTGCAAACAAGGATACCCCCCGATTACCCGTCGGGGGTATTTTTATGTGCCGTTGCTACATAACCCGTTGCAAACATTGTTGCACAACTAACCCAAAATTCAACAATTGATGTCGGTATTGCATACAAGTACCCAGTACCCCCCGGTGGCCTTAGCCACCCCGTATAGGGGAAATCTTTTCGGTGATGCCAAGGCTGACATCACCCAGCCCCCCTGCATGTTTGCATTGTTTGCAACGCCGCTATATTGCCCCGCATTGTCCCATTGGTTTAATTCCGCCTGACAAAAACCTAGTATTAACCGTGCAAGTATCCCCCCAATGGTGCTGTTAGTGTTTCATTAATGTTAGCAATATACGAATATCCCCCCGTCATATTATCCCGCAATAACAACACCCAAGCCCATATTCATAACCACATATAAAAAAACCCCCCAGAGTCTAAACAATGGGGGGCAAGTGGGAGGAGTTAGAGGGAGTTGGATTATTTAACTTTGATAATCTCGTCTGCAAGGGTTGTGACTTTGTTGTTATCAACCCAAGTATCAATTCCAGACTGCCTTGCAATAGTCTCAAGGGTTTCAATCTGCAAGCGCAATCCATAGATTAGACGCCCGATAGCTTCAATTTCGCTCTTGGGAATTACAACAATATTACGGGCATCATCCATATCAGTGGCTGTAACTTTACGATTAATCATCTTTCTTTACCTTTCGTTAGATTGTGGGAGCGACACCGCGCCGCCCCCGTTGGATAATTATTAGCCGATTATCCGG